CCCAAATTTTCAGGCCGGTGTGGGTCAAGCGGTATGTTGCAACTACCATGCAGGTAGTGTAACCCTTTCTGTTGGGATACGTTCGCAACACACCTGTCATAGATATTGAAGGTATTGATACCTTCATCTACCAGTGCTTTTGCGGCTATTAGACCGCTCATACCACTTCCTATAACAGCTACATTCATATTATCTACTTCCTTTCCACTTTCTCAATATAGTGTTGAATATCTCAGTTTTACGGTACATATTGCCACTTCTCACTATCAATCCACGCTTAATGCAGTAAGTAATGAGTTTCTTGGTTTCCTCTCTGTCCATATTCAGCATAAACTCCAATTCGTTGATAGCAAAGAATTTGAGAGTCATGAAGATGTCACCTATGTTGCGTTTGGCGTTGAACATGCCAACGACTTCCTTGTATACGATGTCAATAGACTCCTTCTTCTTGTTTTCTGTCTCTGACAGCTGTGCATACCCAAAGCTTTCCTTGCTGTATATAGCATTCAAGTAATTGACCACATATTCCACGTGTTCTGGTGTTATAATCACGTCATTGCCATCGGTTGTGCTGAATAGCCTACAAGCTACTGCAACCGCCAATCTTGACAGTTTAACACGTTGATTTGCACCCTCAACCAATGGAAGTACCTGTGGTGCATACTTTTCACCCATGGAGTTTGCAGCTGCATAGATGCAGTCAATTGCCTCTGTGGTGAAGTGTATTTGCTCTGGTTTTCTGCTCCATGCCCACATTACAAGGGCATTGCTTAAATCACTGTTATATTTGTGCTCCACCTTAGCCATTTGTTCCAGTCGTTTGTTGATTTCTTCCAGCGGAACTTCACCATTGGCTGCAGTTACAACGAATTCGAATCTGGCTATGTCCTCCATCTTACCGATAAGTTCGATAAGTGCGTCAACACCACCGTATGTGCCTGAACCACCCAATCCCTTGCCTTCACGGTCATTTGATATCCATATAAGCCTTGTTCTGGCATGTGTACGCTCAATCTGTATTTTGGTAATCTCAGCAACACCTGAAGACCTCACACCAGACATTTTCTCTAGGATGTCAATTGACATACCGCTTACCTCATCAATGGCTACCAAACGTCTGTCGTTCATGGGTATCTTGCCCCAAGTGACCATGTTTCTGCGTCCGTTTGTGTTAACTCCACCAACCAACCCAGCGAACGATGTAGATTCACCAGTCAGAAACTCACCAGCACGGTAATGTTCTATCAACCGCTGCACCGTCTCTGATTTACCTGTCCTTGTGTCTCCTAGAAGCAAGCATTCCACCCAGCCACGCTTTTCCAACTTGCCATCGAACTCGAAGCTTAAAGCACTGTGAAACACCAAGTCTGTCGCTATATGCAAGTCATCTCTGCCATATATCTTGGTTACATTGAATGACAGGTCTTTCACGATTTCCTTGACTTTCGCTCCTACCTTGCCTTTCTCAGCTTGGAATATCTTCAACCGCTCGTATAACTCAGGTGTCATGACAAAGCTTGCTACACTGTCTCTGGTGCGTTCCACATAGTTGATTTGGCTCACTGCACGTTGGTCTTTCGGGTGACTCCATGTTGTACCACGCATGATATAGGATTGGCTCGTGTCTACATCGTCATCAATGACATATGCTTCACGTAACACGTACTCCTGTCTCTCTGCACTATAATCCAAGTCTGGTGTCAACATTACCTGCTTGATTGAGATTGTGTCTTGTTCTTCAATTGTGCACCGCATGCACTGTATAGGGATATTTGCGTTCTCTTTCAATACCCTTTGCTTCTCATTGTCACTGCACTCAAATAGCTGCAATATGGTTCTCTCAGTCGGCTCTAACTGCATTTCCAGTGTGCTTGACGTTCCAACGGAACATGGGCAATTTGGACACATATTGCCGTTTGCCAGTGGGATGCACCTTACCGCATACTTGGTTGGTACAAGGTATGAGGAACTGCTTTTACCTGCAACCATACACCTGATTTCATACGTCAAACCATGGTTGGCATTGATTTCACTCAACTCAATCTGCTTGCACACATTGGTTTCAGCCTTCTTGCGTGTAGTCGACTTGAACACAGGTGTGTTGTCTACAACTGAGTCTAAGTCTGACTTAGAGTATCCAAGCTTGACAAAGAAGTCCGTTATATCCTTGTTCTTGTCATCTGTTATTGGCAGGTGGATGATTTTGACTTCCTTAGCATAATCAATGAGACTGCTAGCCACCTTGAATGAGCCACTATCGCCAGTCTTGTCAGTATCGTATGCAATCCACACAATCTTGTCCTTGAACAGCGGTGAAAACGTTTCCTTCCAAGTGCCTGCACCGCCTGTGACGGTCATAGCATTGTAACCCATTTGATTGGCTAAAATACAGTCAACTTCACCTTCGCACAGCAATATAGGCTCGTCTACCTTTAAGTTGTCCAGAGGGTACAATTTGCAAGTCCTGCCTACCTTATCCCATATCATCTTGTTCTTGTTGTGAGTGCCGTAACACCTGACACCAACTGTACGTCCATGCTCAATTATTGGTATGCCGATTCTCTCAGCACTCCACCACATGAGTTTACGCTTAATGATGGTTTCTCTGGTGAGACCTCTCTCAGTTGTCAGAAATTTGTAGAATTCACTACCACGCTCATCCAACAAGGCTTCATGCTTAGCTTCAATCATTTCTTCATCAGGAAGGTCAAATTCAAGCTTTATGATGGTCTCGTCTACCTCTTTACCATCCATGATATCATCGCAAATGCCCTTGGCATAGTTAATGTCAATTTCCTCGTTGTCGATTAATTCACGATAATCCTTGTAGAAGTCATATACATACCCTCCTTTGTCACAAGCGTGGCAACGATACTTGCCATTCAACAGGTTTATTGACATTGACTCCTTTTGGTCATCGTGACAAAAGGCTTTAACACTGCATTCCCCAGCCATGTTTGGAGTCAGATTATCGTAGAATCTGCTGTAGAAATTGGCATACTTTTCGTCGTATCTTTTCTTAGCCATTATTACCACCTGCTTTACGTATCACAGGTTGTATCAATCTTGCATCTTTCCATCCTCTGTGATATCTGTCTTGCAACATTCTAAGTTTTAATCCAGTACGTTTGCTCCATCCAACTAAAGTATCTGAAGTGTCATCAATCTTAACATATATTGTGTTATGTTTGTTATTCTGTTGTTCACTTGCTGTAGCCCATCTACAGTTTGAAGGTTCATAATTTCCATCATTGTCTTTGCGGTCAAGTGTCAAATTATTTATATAGCCATGAGATAAAGACCATTCTCTGAATGATGTAAATTCAAGCCATTCCTGACACACACAAATACCACGTTCTCCATAGTTATGGTAATGTTTATTAGTGGTGCAATTACACCGTTGGTGCATTTTTCTCCAAATATTATACAAACGTGTGCCACATCCATTGTGTTTCATAGTCATCACCACCTACCTCATCTCAGGTTTAAATTTGCCATAGCAAGCCTTGCAGCAAACCATGCCATCAGTCTCATATAACACTTTATCACCCAACACATCCTCTGTTTCACCACAGGCTGGGCACTTGTCTGGTATGACAATCTCTTTGGTTTTAAATGGCAACTGGATGGCTTCTGGCTTATCGAAGTCATCATCAACCGCTATACCGATGTCTGCCAGCACTTCCACCAGCAACTTCTTCTTCTTGCGGAACAATTCTTCCGTCAACCGTGTCATTACTTCAGTTGCCTTGATGTTGTTGGTCTTTGCTATGCTGTCTAGGTCATCCAGCACTTTGGGTGCTAGAACGATGCTAATTTTGTGCCTTAACATATCATCACTCCTTTCTCTTAATTTTACGCTTGATACGGGAAATCCATTCTCGACGTGTTTTTCTGGTATATTTCTGGTAATTAATTTTGGCACAAAAACCCTTGACTCATTCAAGCCAAGGGTTTCGTGGTTATTTTATTCAGTTGTTAAAGTGCAATGGGTGGTTTCAGGTCTTTATCGTGGTAGTGACCACACTTGCCTCTTATCTAGGCTAACGTGCCTGTACACCCAGCATTGCTTATTTGAATGGAACATCGTCATCATCGTCTGATGACTCATCTGCTGCAGGTGCTGTGTTTGCCTTGCCACCTGAAGCCTGACCACCGCTAACAGATGCACTTGCATCGGTTAAAGAAAGGAATTTCTTCACGTCTGCATAAGTCTCGTCTGTCTGGGTGTTCTTTCTGTGGTACACGATGACTTTGATTTCCTTGCCTACGCATTTGCTGAAGTCAATATCAACCGCTTTCTTACCAAGTGTAGCACCGCATGCTACAAGGAACTCTCTGATTTTGAACATAGCCGACTCAACGAATGTCAAGTTGGTGAATATCTGTCTGCCTTTGAATTCACCCTTGCTGACTTTGAGAACAACCTTCAGCATGTCATTACCGTTGCTTGACTGTTTCTCAGTTAAGTCAAAGATGTGAACGCTGTATGTTCCTGCAGGTAGAAGGTCAAAACCTTCTGATACGTTTGAAAAGTCAATTTTTCTTTTAAGTGCCATGATAATCTCCTTCTGCCTTTCGGCTTGCCTTTCGGCTATTTTCTTGTTTTTGGTTTTATCAATTCTTTGCCTCTTAAACCTTGTTCATAGTACCTGCAATTTATGCAAGTTCTTGACAATCCAGTTCTATTGCTCCAACCTGTGATTGTGTCAACAACACCATCTATTTCAATGTAAATAGTGTTTTTCTTGTTGTTTTGCTGCTCTTGGTTGGTTATCCATCTGCAGTTGTCTGGGCAATAGCCTAAATTGTTGTCTTTCCTATCAAGGGTTAAGTGTTCTTCATAACCGTGGGTTATAGCCCAATTATGAAAAGATTCGTATTTAAGCCAATCTTTACAGATTTGTTTGTCAGCATACTCCGTTGCTCTAACATTGTTGGGATTAAGGCAACGTTGTTTCATGTTTTTCCAAATGCTGTAAAGTCTGCTATAACTATTGTGTTCTAACACGGCTATTATCTCCAATCGGTTTATTGTTCTGCACCTGTGATAAGTGCCATGATACGTTTGAAAGTCGGATTTAAGACGCCATTTCCAAGTCTGCCAGAACGGTCTTTTGCTGTCCTGTTCTTGAATGGCTGTACTTGCAGTATCCTGTCAAGTTTGGTCTCATCGTCCTTGTTCTGCTTAACATAGTAGTATCCCACTATATCAACATAGCTGTACACGTCCTCTGACAATTTGTCAGTCAATGCAGGTCTGGTATACAGTTCCCCAGTGAGGTCATCTTTCACTTCCTTCTCCAGTGCGGTGAATATGACGTTCATTGGCAGGTCTCTGAATGCTCTAACAACTTTTCTCATCTGATTGGTATTGCTACCATAATCAGGTAGTGTTGCTGCCTTGACTTCGAAGTCTGCAAACCCTGTAACCATATCTGTATCATCGGATGTGGCTGTCAATGCTGCCTGTCTTGCTTCTTCCTGCTCTGCAGCTTGTTTCTCTTCCTCTGAACCATCCTCATCATCGGATGCACAAATGATGTCACCATCTTCCGTGTCACCTATCTGATTCCAAGTACCACCGTGCTTGATATCAATGATTCTGTCCATGGAACGCTTCTGCAACTCTGTCAGTGAGTCAATTGCCACACAGTAGTATAGTCTTGGCTCTTGCCCATTCCTAGGCTCATCACCGTTCTCCATACTCCATAGTGCATCTTTGATTCTGTCGAGTCGTGCTATAGCGTCCTTTGGCACTTCCTTCTTGGTCTTGCCTGCATATTGCTTCTGCAGTTTGGTTAGGCGGTCTCTCAGTAGACAATGGTTGTAGAGGAATTCATACATGAGATTCATCTCAACGAAATTGTCAAGTGGAAATGACTTTGCCTTCTGGTTTACGATGTCCTTCAAGTCAGGATTTTTCAGTGATAACAAGCCATTCTCATCCGATATGATAAACAAGTCGAGTGCTGTGCCTGCAAGCACTGTTTTACCAATACCTGATGCAGCGTATATGAGGATTTTGATGTAATACTCGATGTCCTCAACCGCTACTGACTTCTTTTGAAGGAGTTGGGTAAATGCTTGTGCCATGTATTCAGTTCTCCTTTCTGCCGCAATCGGCTGTTTAGCTGGTATGGATGAAGAAGTTGTGCAGCGTATTGTATCTGCCTAGCAACGTTTCCACCGCTGCACTGAAGCTTACCCACCATACACAACAATTATACGCTTACCGCTTCTGTTCAATTCCATCAGGCTCTTGCATGGAAAGTTCAGGGTTCATGGTCTCTCTAATCATGAAGTTACCTGCAATGTAGCTGGATGTGTCACCCTTCTTGCTGTCAAGTATGCAGAGATTGCAGTATTGGCAGTTCTTGCACATAAAGTTTGGAGTCCTGTAGAATACGGCTTCATCACCAGTTTTCTTGTACAATTTGAGCATATTCTTGATGGCTTGCACCGTGTAGAATATCTCGTTCCTAGTCTCCAGTAACTGGTGCTGTTTGCGGGATATTATCTTTCTACCAAAGAATCTGTCACCCTTTTCTCTCAGTATACCAAGGATTTCCGTGTAGTCTGCAGGATTGAACTTGTGTTCAATGATTGCTTCCATGTACATCTCATATGTCGTGTCAATGTTCTTGGCTACACTCAATCCCTTACCGCTCTTAAGTGGTTCAGGCTTACGTGGTGCTTTCTTCCTGATTACATTAAGGATACCACCGCCATAGTCCTCATACATGGTGCTTGCCACCAAAGTGTAGTTGTTAAGCTGTTCTTCCAACTCAACTGTCTCAAAGCGGTTATCCACGCTGTCTGCAGTGGTCTTGTGCTCGAAGAACCAAATGGTGTCAAACTCGTCTTTTACAATCATGTCAAATTTGCCCATAAACTTGTCTCTAGTCCGTTTTCCATTTGGATTGTATATTGGTATGGCAAACTCCTTTTCGGTTGCCAGAACACAATATTTTGACAAATCATCTGCGTTAATCTCGATGTATCGGGTAACAATTGCTTCTGCTTCTTCTCTCATCTCGACAAACTGAGCAACTTCCAGTTCAAACAGGTCTTTGGTTTTCTCAGCAAAGTAGGCTTCACTTGCTTCCATCATGCAGGTGTATCGTATCTCAGCCAACACCTGAAGGCTGTCACCGTGTGTACCTGTCACTAGAATAGCACTCCCATTCCCAGCTGGGTTATAGAAGCTGTCCAGCAAATGATGCACGTATGAGCCAAGTTCAAGGTTACGCTTGTGCCCTACTGGGTCAAGCAACTTCACGAATCGGTAAAACCACTTCTTTGGGCACGCTTTGAAGCACGCCAACTGACTTGTTGTAAATTCCATTATTCCTTCACCTCTCTCACATTATATAGGGTTTCGTTGACTCTTTGAATCCTAGTCTTCACTGGACACGCATTTACCACATCCATTGCGTGTATTGGTGTCGTGCATGTTGTCATACCCTTGGATACCACCTCCTTGACCTTGTCATTTACCTGTGCTTGCGACAGGTGCTGTCCTCTTTTTCTATAGTACCTGATTATCAAGATGATAACCACCAGTCCCATGAACTCAGCTGCACCAACGATGAAGTTCAAGAATGTTGTTACAAAGTACATACTGCCACCTCCTTATTCGTGGAATGCTTTCCACTTAAATGTACGTCTAGTCTGATTCCAGTCAATACCAAAGGCTTCAAACAGCTTCTTTAGGTTGCTGAAGTTCCTGCCATATGGTGAAAACATCTTGAACAACTCACTGTAACGATTAAGGAAATCTTGTGCTTCCTCGAATTCCATATTATTCCTATCTGGACATTTCCAGCGGAAAAAGTCTGATATAGCCTTAACATACTCATATTGCTTCTGGGTGCATGTGTTATGGCTGAAATCGTAGTCCTTGGCACGCTGATTGGCTCTCTGTCTGGCTTGCTCTGCAAACCCTGCAAATGAGTCATCATCATCGTCTCCAAAACCACCGAACCCACCGAAACCACCTGCAGCACGTCTAAATTGGTCTGCAAAATCATCCCAGTTCATGCCATTGCGTGTTTGCTGTCTATATGTCTGTTGTTGTTGTCTTTGTTGCCCACCTGAAGGGTTGCTGTGTGCCTTCTCATGATTGCCATACGGATTGTGCTTCTTACCAGTCCATTTCTGACCTGTGATTGCCTCCCAGCGTCCTACAGCTGCAGCACGCTCATGTTCACCAGTTGATGGATGTAATATCAATGCTTCCAATGAAGCTACTCGTCTTTGTTTGCTATCAGTCACGTTCGAACCCTCCATTCACGATGATTATACGCTCTGCAGCCACCAGACATTCCATGTTCCAGTAAAATACCCGAAATTTGTTGATAGGATAAGCACCGCCATATTTCCCTTATTAAAGGGATTGATTTTGATTTTGATTTGTTTAAAGCGAAATAAATGAATTAAATCAATTTCATATACGTAACATTCAGGAAATATTCCCGAAATCCAAATAGTATAGAAAAAGGTGGATTCATGAGAACCCACCTTTGACTGTTGAAGCGGTTACGCTTCGATGTCTGCAGCCTTGATAACTTCTTTGGAGAACGGAACTTTCATGTCAATCCCATGCTCCTTGCAGTATTTCTTTTTGAGGTCTTTGAACTGAGACTTGTCGGCAACTTCCAAGATGGTCATCTGTAGATTGCCTTTGCATGCATCGTATGCAGCCTGCATTTCCTTGTTAGGGTTTTTCTTCTCAGCGTTCCACTTGCTGTAATCCTTCCAGCACACTTCAATCCTGCTTGATGTGCAGATTGCTTTGTACTTGCCATCAGGACTTGCTACCAAGAACACACCGCTTGTAACAGGTGCTTTAGGTGCTTTCTCAGTCTTGGGTGCTGCAGTTGTTACAGGTGCTGCATCAGCTACCTTTGTGTCTACTGCCTTGGTTTCATCGGCTTTCTTGTTTGTTAGTTTTACTCCCATGATAAAAATCCTCCTTGTATTTGTGCTACACCGTATGGTGTGCTGTGCTTCGCTAACATTATACGTCCTGTTCCGTCGTTCAATTCCACCTTTGCTTAAAATCTGCAGAATACTTTTCTAAGAACGCAAATTTCCCATCAATGATGTGGTTGAAGGACGTTTCTTTCCTACATAGCCTGTACTCAATGTATTCCTCGATGCTGTCTTTGTTGATGATGCTGTAAATGCTCAATCCGTTCTTTTGACCAATTCTCATCAGGCGGTCTTCTGCTTGCAGGTTTTTCATTGGGTTTGGGTGTTTATCAAGGAATATAGCCATATCGGATACATGCTGCAGTCCATCGAGTCCTGTACCACCTGCTTGGATGGTAGCTATGAGTATCCTGCAGTCTGGGTCATTCTGGAAACGCTTTACAGCCAGTTGTCTCCCTTCAGGTGTAATCTCACCATGTATCTCAACTGTCTGCCATCCACGGTTATTCAGGTTGTTTCTGGCAATCTTGAGTCCTTCTGCGAATGTGGTAAACACCACAATCTTGTGGTCTTTGATGCTAGAATCAATCAGGTCTTCCAATGCTTGCAGCTTAGCCGATGATACACCATCACGCTTTGTACCCAATAGATGTTGTGTTACGCATACCTGTTTAAGCCTTGTAAACTGGGTTAAAACCGTTGGTGTTGCGACAACATCACCGTTATCCAGCACCGCTATCATATCCTTTAAAACGTCCTTGTAAACCCTCCTATCAGCTGCAACCATTTCAACTGGTATTGTCGTGTATTGCTTCTCAGGTAAATCAGGAAGCACTTCTGTCTTGAGCCTACGAATCATGCATGGTTGCAGTAATTCGTGTATTTCCTTGGGTGATATCGCACCTATTGGCACTTTGATGTCCTTACCCTGTTCATTGGTAAACTCATTGATTACACAGTATTGCTCAACGAATTTCCAATAACTACTAAAACTCTTGGGGAATAGCCAGTTCAGGATGCTCCACAACTCCTGTGGTGCATTCTCCATTGGTGTACCTGTCAATGCCCATGCATATGTGGATTTAATCTGCTTGATGGCTATGGTATGCAGCGTATCCTTATTCTTAAGCTTGTGTGCTTCGTCACATATCACTACATCCCACTGCATACCTGCAAGTTCTGGGTGTATCCTTGCACCTTCATAGTTTATGACCATGTAGCCTTCTTGGTAGTCGGCAATCTGTTTATCACGCTTCTTTTTGTCACCATTAACCACGGTAATAGGCTTGCTTCCCCACTTTAACAATTCTGACTCCCAGCTGAACTTGACGCTGTTGAGAGTGATTATCAAAATACGGTGCAAACCTTGTTCCTCTGCAGCTGCAATGGATTCAAGCGTTTTGCCCAAACCCATGTCATCTGCACATATCACACGTTGACCTTTTAATAGGAAATTGACGCCAACACGCTGGTAATCGTACAATTTGTTGGCTATGATGCTGCTAAGCTGCACGTCTTGGTTGTTCTTGATGCGTTTCAACCGCTCCCTACCTCGAATATGCCTGTCTACCCAGTCTTGAACCTCAGCACTGATGGTGATGTCTGGGAATGATATCTTTACCTGTCTATAGGTCTTGTAGTCGGCTTGCCATGCCCATGCTCTCAGTCCTTTGTTGAAATTCGCTCCTGGAATGGCTTTGATGCTCTCGTTGTCGTCCATGGTAGTGCCTGATATTACAAACTTATTGTCAATAAACAGTAGACTTGGCATCTTTTCTCCTCCTTCTGTTGTTGCATTGGACTTTCATGGTTGCCCATCTACAATTTGAAGGCTCATAATTTCCGTTATTATCTTTACGGTCAAGTGTTAGGTGTTCTTCATATCCGTTGGATAATGCCCAATCACGGAAATCCAAGAACGAATTGCACCATTGTGAGCACACTCTGATTCCACGTTCACCATAATAACTGTAATTGTGTGCTCTTGGATTGTTGCACCTGTTCTTCATGTCTGCCCATATCCTGTGTATCCTGCTCCTACTTAACCCATGCTTGGTATACAGCAAACTTGGCATTCTTGCACCTTCCTTCTGATACCCTTCATGATGCGTGATACGTGTGGTTGTTGGAAACCGTAAATCTCAGCTATCTTCCACTGTTCAACGCCATCGATGGCTATCTTGCATAGTATGTCCCATTCTCTGTCTGTAAGCACTGCTTTGATTGCTTCTGCTACCTTGCCATACACAATGCGGTCTTCAACGTGTGCAAACCCTTCATCCTCGTAACCGAAATCTTCGATTGAAACACCACTGTCTTCACCATCTTCGTTGGTTGAACCGATGAGAAGCATCTCAGATGAATGACGCTGTGTTCTACGTAACTCGTTGCGTATCTCGTTGTTGATGTGGCTGTGTGCCCACGTTTGGAACTTAGCACCTTTACCATCTTCGAAGGTTCTTGATGCTTTAAGCAAGCCAATGGATGCAAGTTGGTAGCAATCATCATAATCAAGTGAAGTACGTCTGCTCCAGAATATGGCTGCAGATTTCGCAAGGTTAAGGTTAGCTTCTAATAGATTTGTTGTCATAAAAATGACCTCCTGTTTGATTATTTTGGTGGTTTGGGGTACTTTTCCATCCCAACGGTTGCGTTGGTTTAAATTGATTCTAGGAGGGTACATTGCTGTACCCTCGTTATGTACCTTAGATGACTTCGTAGTCTGCAGCTATCATGTCGTACTTTTTCCAAGTCTTGGCTGGTATCATGAGCATCTTGCCAGCTTCACGTTCCATATCGAGTCTCTTTTCATCGTCCAATCCTCTTGCTGCAGCTGTAAAGCTGTTAACTACACCGTATGCTGTGTCATCGTCTTCCCAAAGGTCTTTGGCTGTGTCAATCACGGTTTTGCTGAAATCGAACTCTTTGCCTATTACATCATGCACGGTTACTGTGTTTGTGAGTTGCAGTTGCTTCAGTGTTGCGAACTGTTCCATGGTCTTGGTTGCGTTCTGCACTCCATCTGTGATAGCTTGGCAGCATCTGTTGAAGAATGCACCATCGTTGATGAAAATGTGTCTCTGTGTGAACATATCGCCTTTTTCCATACGTCTCATGCCATTGGTGCAAACCAGTCTCCAAACGAAACCCATGATATTCATGGCACTATAGCCAACTTCACTGTTTACGATATCCAAACCCACCTGAAGGATGTCACCCTTGGCTTTGGTTGTGAGTCCAAACTGCTTAGCTGTCTGTGGAAGGGTGATTCTAACGTGCATTCTGTGGTCAAGCAGGTTGTACGACTCGATGGAGTATTCCTTGGTGTAGTGGTTGATGATTT